CGAAGACCAGCAAGATAATCAACCTCATCGTCACTAACGCCAAAGCCTAAACGACCCGCATCATCCCTTACACTCGCAGATGCCAACGCCAACTGCGCAGCAAACGCACGATCCGCCGCGTCAGCCTCTGCCTGTGATCCATACGTCTTACCTCGGCGATCCGTATATACAGGCGGTGGAGTATAAACAGACGCAGGACCAGACGGCGCATCATAAACCGTCACACCACCCGTGTTCGGATCAACATACGCAGTGTTCGTCGTAACAACAGGCGCAGCAACCTCAGTCGTGCCAGTGTCATCGTAATAAGTAACATCCTTAATTACAGGACCATCATCATCATCGTCATCACCAAAATCAATCGTCGCAACAGTCGTCTGCTGACCAGTCGCAGGATTAATCGTCGTAAAATCAACCTCGCCAACAGGCGCAGATGTCACATTAGACGGACTGTCATCATTAGCCGCAAAAACCTTGTCCCAGTCAACGCTGCTAGATGTATACGTCTTGCCAGTGTTAATCGCTCCAACGCCCATATCAGCGTCCTTCGCACTCGTATTTACACTGCCGCCGCCCCACCTGCTTCTAGCCTCTGATGTATGCAAGAAATAACTTGGAATACCACCCGGACCCGGCTCACCCGCACCGCCCAAATCCTCTAAAATCTCAGCCTCATCTGGACGAATATACGCCAAAAAGTGATCCTGACCCATAATGTCAGTACGACGAGGCAAAACCTGACCACCAGCCTCATACTCATCGTGACTATGACCAAAACCACTACGCGCACCACCCGCATATTCCATCAAATCATCAGCAATATGAGCAGCAGAATCCATAATCGCATCGCGACTATAACCAGCCCTCAACATCTTTTGATGCATGTCAGCAGGATCAGATAAACGATTTCCATCTAAATAAACGCCCAAACCATCTGGAGCCGGACCTAAAGACAAACCACCATCAAAAATATCAACCTCTCCACCCATCGCCATAGGACGAGGTGTAGGAGTCCGCATCATAGGCGTACCCGGAGCAACCATACGCTGTTGCGGCATCATCGGCGGCATAGGCAACGGACGCTGCTGTTGAGGCATAGCAGCACCAATCCCCTGATTACGTCCCAACATCCCTTCCAAAGCATCCCCAAAACGACGACGACGACCCGCAGTAGATGCCATCATCTGCTGTCCCTGCGGCATCTGTGGCATAGGCTGTCCCTGTGGCATAGGCTGCATAGGCGGTTGTGGCGCACCAGCCAAAGGCATCGGCGGCATCGGAGCAAACGGATTCTGCATCGGTGGAACACCACCCATAGGCTGCATCGGTGCAGGCATTCCGGGCATCGGCGGGGGAGTCATTCCAGTCTTAACTGCAGGCATCCAATAAATTCTCCTAAACGAACTTACTCGGCATCCTAACAGCTACGCCAAATTTAATCAATAATCTCCAACAAACCGTTCTTCATCATGCTACGCGCCAATAAATCACGATTCGTAAAGCAATAATCATCACCACTCCACTCACATAACTCACCCGCCAACCTGCGCAAAAAAACATCCTCACGCTCATCAGAACCCAAAACATGACGACCATGCAAAATCGGAACAACCTCCCCCGCAGCCTGACCATCAAACTCTAAACTCGTACCATAACTCAACCTAAATGTCGGCATCACTCTCTCCATAGCCCGTTGTATGGTACTTTATGGGATGGTCTAGGGTACCTTGTCAAGCGGCAGGGTACCTTGGAGCGGCATAGGGTACCTAGCGGTAGCGAAAAGGTTTTTGTAGGTGATTGTAGGTGGAAAACTTAGTGTAAGTGTTGTCCCAACACTTACTGAAATAAGGGGGGGTGCATAGGCCCCATATGCCCCGTTCTAGAACAATTGTTCGGGATGCATAGGGTACCTATCGAAAAAAAGAAAAGGCCCGCATCAGCGGGCCTGTCCGTCGGTCTGTGGTGGTGTTGGCGCTTATCGCGCCAACTGATCTATGCGATCTTGCCAGTACTCGAATATTTCGTCGGATGTCCCTGCCCATATGGACGCGATGCCTATGTTGTCATCATCCAACAATTCATATCCGCCGCCAGTGGTTTGGAATGATGTCAAAACCTCGTAGCGAGTGTGGTCTGTTCCATCACCATATGACGCGCCGTTTGATTGTTGCGTATGAGTAACGACAGCGTTTTCACCCACGCGTTGGCGGATTTCAGAAACCGCCGCGCGAACGCGTTGTTCGCTGCATCCTGTCGCGTCCATGATTTCGCGCGTTGATACGCCGCCGTTGCCGTTGCGCATCATGGTGTACTGGACACCAACGCGTGAATTGCGACGGAATGGATCAACTGGCGTATCTTGAACAATTGTGCGGGTGCCGTTGGCAACGCGTTCAGTTTTAGTCCAACGAATAAGGTTGAGAATGAATTGCACCCAATTCCAAATTTTGTCGCAATCAATCGTGCCGCCATGCTGACGAAATTCGATTGTGCCGCGTGACCACGTTTGCAGGTTGATCGCATAGAATTTGCCGTGATCTAAATCGCGGATGCAATCCGCGCTGTCGATCTTGGACGCTGACAACGGCGCACAATAGCGATTGTGGGTGCGCGAACGCGCGAACATTGTGTTCAGTGTATCTTGCTGACGCTCATAGCGATGCATGATGTCTTTAACGATAACAAAATCCAACGGCGTTCCATGCGATGCCAAGAAACCGCCGCGGCTTTCAGTGTGCGCGATTGATGCGCCAGTGTAAGCGGCGGGTGAATGGTCAACCAATTCAGCGTTGCTGATATGAACATGCAAGCCGCAAGAAGTGTTGATCTGACATCCAACGCTGTCGAGAACGTTGCAAACGCTTTGCAGGTATTCATATGCCACTTGGCAATCAGCCAACGGCGGTAGAACTATTTCAGCGTCAACACTTGGTGTGCCGTCTGGTTTTACTTGGCATCCACGGACACCCGCGCGTTCCAATGCGTTTTTAACGCGACTGATTGAAACACCCGCTGTTTCGATTTCGATTCCAAAAGTATGATAAGTCATTGTTTTTACTCACTTTTTTCTAGATTTACGGTGGGCACTATTGCCCCCCTAAACGTAGATTACGCGATATTATCCCATAAAACAAGGGTTTTTGTGGGATTTATCGCAAATAATTCGAACAATTGTTCGGCTTATCGTTTTGGCTGTCGTTCGGCTGGCGGTTCCAGCGCGGATAATCCAGCGGTTTTTTTCCAAGAATATGAACATGCATGTATGTATGTGTATGTGCATGTGTATATATATAAAAAAGGGATATAGCGTATATACTATATCCCGATCCCGAATCCCCGAAGCCCGATCCCCGAACCCCGAAAGCCCGACCCCGAAGGGTCAAGCCCGATTGTTTATTCCATTGTGTGCGCTAGTGTCACCATTGCGCTCGTCTTTGGGTTGCCGTTATTCACGATGAACGTATAGCGATGAACATTGCATGCCAAAACGCCAAATTGCTTTGCATCGTGGTAGGTCATAAAGTGGCCTTCTTCTTCCATGTCCACGGGTTCCGAAGTGCCGTAATTTTTCAGTGCCCACTGACAAAACTCTTGGAACTGCATCTCATCTTCATACTCGAACCCGCTCGTGTCGTCGTAGAAAAGTGCGGTTGCCCAGTGATCTGGTAGCTCTAAGGTAATGGTTTCCATTGTCTTTCTCCTCATTTACTAGACAATCCCACATTATCCCATGCCATATAATATGTCAACACAAAATATAAAAAAAATTATAACTAACCGGGAAGGCTGGGCTGGCGCTGCCGGGCGCGGCAAGGCGAACAATTGTTCGGGATACGCTAACCGGGAAGGCGCTGGGAGTTTGCCGGGGAAGAGTTCCGGGCAAACCAGCGCCGGGGCTAGTTGCCGGGGAGCTTTACCCGAACAATTTCTCGGGTTATAGTAAACCGGGAAGCCCGAACCCCGATGCCCGAGCAACCGGACGCCCGATATCCCGAACATAGACCCCGAAAACAGGCTGCTGGAGGGCGGAAGCCCCGCCCCGCCAAGCGTTCCCGCTATTCTGCGGCTTCGCCGCTACAATCAGTTATAGGGATTTGTTCGGATTCTGTGGGATTTTCTGTGGGAGTTACGTCAATCATGCGATTTTTAGCACGTTCCATAAATTCTTGCAGTTGTTCAACGATCTGATCCCTGCTGAGATTATCAACGTGTTCGTGTGTAACGTGGCTTCTGGCTACCATGAGGCCAGTGACCTTCAGGCGGAGTTCTTCTGCCTTGATCGCTGCGGAGAAGTTCCCCGCTTCCCATGCCTCGTCGCGTAGGCGTTGCATGTCTCTGACTGACTTGGTGATGGTTACGCCGTATTTGCTTTCGAGTTCTTGACGCATTTCTTCCATGCGCTCTTTCACGCGTGGATGATTGAGAAGCTGCACGGCTGACACGTTCGGGTTTTTATATCCCGCTGCTCTGGCTGCTGCGGTTTGTGTCATGTCTTTGTGAATGTAGTTATCCAGAAACTTCTGCTGCGGGGGAGTTAATCTCTTTTCCCCTTTCGCTATCTGCTCACCGACCTTTGGCATTCTGCTGCTACCCGAATAATTTCTCGACTTGACCCTTTCGCTATACTACCCGATCCGCTGCTGCGGTCAAGTGCTACATTTCCCAAAACATCCCAACAAAACATTAGGCCGCGCTGCGATAAAAAACATCAAGGGGGGATGGATTATATCCCCCCCTATAAGGGGGGTAACGTGGTTAACGTAAATTAACCCATTGATTTTATTACGTTATTTACGTCAAAACGGGTTTTTAACGTAGTTACCGTAAATCGCTAAGTTGTTGATTTTGTTGCATATTCTACGTTACGTTAACTACGTTAAGTTTTAACGTGAATTATTTTAACGTAAATTAATATAAAATAATTTATAAAAAGTTGTTGACAGTCCCAAACTATCCCATATATAAAAGTGACAGTTCTAGTAAACAAGGAGACAGAAACAATGGACAACACGACCGCCAAAACCCGCATTATCCGCGATTTGCAAGGCGACCTTTTGGACAGCAACCATGTGACCCGCCGCTTTTTTCGCGGTTGGTTGGACGGCTCTTATTTGGGCTATGAACACTATGTTGCGAACAAAGAGTTTTTGCTTGCGCACCATGACAAGCCGAAGAAGTTGCGTTCATGGGTAATTGCGCAGTTCTGTAATTATACTGCATGCGATGCGGATTGCTGCCCATCTTATGCGCAAAAGGTGATCGTTGGTGAGATTGACCGCGACACGTTGGAGAAGCTGAACACTGAGCTTGTCGATGATGCGCTTGACCTGATTGAATATGAATTGAGCGCGGCTTAGGCTGCGCTTTCCCCCATTCTAGCAAAGGAGAAAGATATGTATTATCTAGCATATGGAATGAACACGAACCGCGAAGCTATGGCTGCGCGATGCCCGAAGGCCAAGCCGATGGGCGGCTTTTATTTACCTGACCACCGTTTGACGTTTCGCGGTGTTGCTGACTTTCGCTACGATTCCGACATGGTTTTGCCTGTCGTTTTGTGGGAGATTACGCACGATTGCTTGAGAGCGTTAGACCGTCTTGAGGGCTACCCGACTTTGTACGACCGCCGCAAGATCAACGGCGATTGGCTTATTTATGACATGAACGGCAACAAGGGCGCACTGGGCACACCGTCGAGCGGCTACTATGATATGATTGAGCAGGGTTATAAGGACTTTGGGCTTGATGATTGGTATTTACGCGCTGCGGCGAAGGATGCGGAGTTAGCGGCATGAGTTACAAGATCACGATTCGTTGGGGCCAAGACCCTGAATACTGGGAAGTGAAGAGCTATGAGTTCGAGACAGAAGCCGAACTAAAGGCTTTTCGCTTGGGAGTTGATGAGGCGTATCAAGAGTTGGACGCGGTTGAACTAGAGAATGAGGAAGTTGCGTGATGAGTGAGTTTTTTGGAACAGCGATTGGGATTGCGTCAATTATTGCAGGTATTGCGATTTGGTTAACGCATGTTTTGGTTTGCTTTGCGGCGGGTGCTTGGGGCTTTTTAATTGCGGGTGCATTGTTTCCCCCGATTGCGTTAGTCCACGGCATTGCAATTTTCTTTGGTTATTCATTTGTGTGAGGAGTTAGCGGCATGATTTTACAGAGCTTGGCAGAGTTGCTTGAGGAGATGGAGCGCGACCTTGCGCGTATCGACTGGCAGGATGTAGCGATTGCAATTTGCTTTGTTGCGTTAGTTGGCCTTGGTATCATTGGGATTGTCGTCGGATGGTGGTGATAGACCCTGACATAACCCGAACAATTTAACGACCCCCGCCTGAGAACGAGCGGGGGTTTTTTGTACCTAGGCCCATAAATATCCGAGGTTTTTTTGTTGACTAAGTTATTTCCCGAATATATTAGTTAAACACCCACCAAAAACATAAGGAAGTGTTATGAGTATGAAATTAAGAGCGGTCATTGTGGCTGACGTTGAGTTCAAAGACCTTGCGACTGCTGCGGAGTTCGAGGGAATTTTGCAGACCTATGTTGATAAGATCAAAAGCCATGCAGACCCCGACTGGAGCGTTTCGCGTGGCGATGATATGCAGATTGACCAAGTTCAAGCTGCGATTCCGATGCAGGAGCGCAGGGGCGAAACTGGTTCGTTGCATGAAATTGTTTTCCGAGGGACGCGGGGGAAATATAAAACCCGAACGTTTCCGAAGCGGAAAAAGGATTTAAATAACGATTAAAATCCTGTTGACTTGGGATTTATCCCATGCTATTTGAAGGGGGCTTGGGTTTCCGCTCATTGTTTTCCCAAGCTGCCTCATAGACTAGACACCCCCGACCCGAAAGAGTTGGGGGTTTTTTTATAAATTTTTTTATTGACACTGTATAAATTATATTATATGTATGGGATGTCTAGCATATAAGAGGAGTTTAATATCATGGGCTTAGATATGTATTTACGCGGAGACAAGTACATCAGTTCTTGGGATCATTCGCAGCGTGATGAGGACGGCATGCCGTTAGAGGTCAAGCGTCCAACAATGGATGGGTTCGAGGTTACATCTTACGTTCTCGACCTTGGCTACTGGCGCAAGTTCGCCCCGCTGCATAAGTTCATTGTTCGGGTTTTTGCGAATGGTGAGGATCATTGTCAACCGATTGATTTGGATGCCGAGGATTTGCGCCGTATCGCTGCTGCGATTCGTGATGGTAATTTGCCCGACAACGAGGACAGTGCAGGTTTCTTTTTTGGCAATTCCGATCTTTGGGATATGCACCGAGGGCAAGCTGAGGAGCATGCGCAGACGTTTGAGAGGGCTGCGGCTTGGATTGATTCCGAGGTGTGGAACACTGTGACCTATCAGGCGAGTTGGTAAGATGGGGCGCGTTAGTGATTTAGCGATTGAGGCAATGGAAACGCCTATTATGGCACCGTGTCCCGATTGCTTTGGTGAAGGGTATGTTAAGTTTAACGTACCCCGACCACATGGGCCGAACCGTGACGTTGGTTATCTCGAACAAGTTAGCGAGGTTTGCGAGAGTTGTTCGGGTGACGGAGAGATGCCACGGCTTTGCGATTGTGGCGAAGTTGTGACTGTTGGCATGGGTTATGATGCCGAGAAATGTGAAGAATGCGCTACTAGCGCGTAAGCCAAGAGGAGAAAAGAAATGGCTGTTAAGAAAACTACAGAAGGTGCAATGGTTACTGCTTTGGAGCATGCTAACATTACATTGCGATTAATTGGAACAACACCGTT